ATACTTTTCAATAAAAATAACTAAAATTACAAAAAGGCCTTGTGAAACTAAAAGTTTATCTCTTAAGCTATGAGTAATAGATAGACTTGGAGGTCTTTGTTGAGTGATAAGTTAGCACTACCATCAAAGCAAAAAAAATCTTGTGATAACAAGAGAAATACAAGAAGTATCAAGACAAAAAAAAATCTATCAGAACATCAAGAACAAATAATTCTTTTTAAGTGGGCACAAACACAAGTGAATAAATACCCACCTCTTAATTACATGTTCTCAACTCTCAATGGAGTTCGATTAAAGATCGGACAAGCAAGAAGGGCGAAGGAGTCAGGAAATAAACGTGGCGTCCCGGATGTTATTTTGCCTTTTCCATGTAACGGCTATAGTGGATTGTTTATTGAACTCAAGGTTGGAAAGAACAAACCAACGCCTGATCAAATCAAATACATGTCTTATTTAAATGATGTGGGATATCTCGCAAAGGTTGCATATGGGAGCAAGGAAGCTATTGGGATAATAGAAGGTTATATTAGGGGTTAATATGGAAGGCAAAGAGGTTGTAAATAAAGAGGTAAAAAAACTAGGTCGCCCAACGAAATATCATGATGGTATGCCAGATATACTTGCAGAGTTTTTCAATAGACCTACATACAGAGAGGTTACTGAACAGACAGCAACTGCTAGTGGAAAAGTGGTTGAGATAAAAAGAACACGACCAAATCTTCTTCCAAGTGTTGAAGCTTTTTGTGCTGAGAATACAATTTCCAAAGAAACTTTTTATAAATGGACACGTAAATACCCGATCTTTATGGACGCATTTAAGGATGGAAGGCAAAAGGCAATCAATCACTTAATACAACATGGGCTGAACGGTGATTACAATCCTGGGTTTACTAAATTTATTTTACAAAACATTAGTGATTACAAAGATAAAGTAGAGCATTCATTTAATCCTGAAGATCTAAAGATAAGCATTAACCTGGGTGAGTACAAAGCTAATGAGTAGTATTGATATAGGATTGTTTCCAAAGCAATTAGAGTTTATACGAGCACCTCATAGAGAAGTGTTATTTGATGCTGGAATTGGATCTGGTAAGTCAAAAGTAGGAACTCTATGGATCCTGTTGATGGCGCTTAATTATGACAACACTAGATGGATGATGGCAGCAAGAGATGCGAATCAATTAAAAAATGCAACGGACTTTGAGTTCAAGGAAAACCTAAGGGTTTGTGGGCTTAAAGAAGGTGTTCATTACAAGAGAGTTGAGAGTCCACAGCTTAACTATAAGTTCTTTAATGGCTCAGAGGTAATGGGGGCGGGAGCTCACAACTATGACTCTGTATTTAGAGGTCCATCATTAGCAGGCATGCTTTTGGATGAGGCAGATTTTTGGAAAAGAGATGCATATACAGCGGCCAAGGGACGAATTAGAAAACATCCTGAGCTTATTAGAGTGGTTACATCACCTAAGGGTTACACGCATATATGGGAAGACTTTTATCAAAACGCAGATGAGTCTAAGCTTGTTATAAACGCCTCGACATATGACAACCCAACATTATCCGATGCTTATATTAACTCTCTAAAAAAAACGTACAGCCCTAAACTTTTTGAACAAGAGGTTATGGGACGCAGGATTAATTTAACAGAAGGTAAAGTTTATAGTGAGTTTGATAGATCAAAACACGTTAAGCAATGCAGAGAGGTTCTAGATAAAGCAAGCGCAGTGTATTTTTTCACAGATTACAATATCAGTAACTATTGTGGAATATATATGGTGGAGGATGAGGGGCAAGTCTACGCAGTAGGAGAAGAGCATCTCAAGTTTCAAGGCACAAGAGAGATGGCAAAAAGAGTTCGTAATAAATTCGACAACAAGCCCGTGTATGTTATTGGAGATAGTACAGGAAATAATAAAAGAGACGTTGCAATAGAGCAGACCAATTATCAAATCTTTAGACAATTTGGATTGCAAACTAAGCCGTTTAGAAATCCTCCTGTAGAACAAAGAATAATAAATGCTGATTCTCGATTATTTCATAACAAAATAGTTATAGATCCTTCATGTAAATCATTAATAAACGATCTAGAAAAACTGTCATGGACTGAGGATGGTAAAGGCATAGACAAGTCAGACATTAATTTATCCCATGCTTCAGATGCTTGGTCTTACGGTGTCTGGTTCTTTATGCCACTTAAAAAAGAAAAGAAATCAACTATGGTGAGGTTATAATGGCACTTAAAGATAGAAGGGCAGAGATATATGAATACATTAAGGATCATCTTGATTATTTAAAACTCAATAAAGAAATATTTGAAATTTACGAAGGTAACCTTGAGCCATATGTTCAAAGAATACTTCGTGAATCGGTCAACCAGAGATATTACAACTCCATTAAGCACAGGGTCTTTTCCTTTAATATTCTTAAAAGAATTGTAGATAAATTAGCAAAGGTATACGCCAAGGGACCTAACAGAAGATCCACAAGCCAAGCACAAGAAGTTGTAGAGTTCTATGAAAAGGAAATGAATTTAAACTGGCAAATGAATCTTGCTGATGAGTATGCTAATTTATTTAAAGGATATGCGCTTGAGCCTTATGTGCATGAGGGCAAGGCACAACTAAGAGTCCTTCCCTATGATAGATTTCTTGTTATATCAGATGACTCCGTAGACCCAATGAAAGAGACAGTTTTTGTAAAAATGATGGGTGAAAAGAAGGTGGGGCATAATGGGGAGGTCACTAAGAGATCAGTTTTTCAGGTTTATACAAATGAAGAGTTCGATGCATTTGATTCAGACCTTGAAACCTACACATATGCACTAAAAGATAATGAAGGAGTTAATCCTTATGGTATTATTCCGTTTATTTATGGCAATAGATCAAGATCTAAACTTATACCGACTCAAGACACTGATTTAATAAACTTCACAAAAATGCTTCCGGTTATGCTTACTGACCTGGGAGGCGCTATTATGTACCAGTGTTTTTCCATTATATACGGGGTTGATCTAGACCTGGAAAACTTAACAGTGTCACCTGATGTTATATGGAACCTCAAAAGTGACACAGATAGAGACGTAACCCCTACGGTAGGAACCATTAAGCCTGACGTAGATATTCAAAAAGTATTAAACTTTATTCAAACATCGTTAATTTTCTTACTAGAAACAAGGGGAATTAGGGCTGGCTCAGTGGGTTCAATTGATGCCGGTAATACTGCCAGTGGAATCAGCAAGATTGTTGATGAGATGGATACTTTTGAAATAAGAAAGCAAAACATTCAATTCTTTAAAAAAGACGAACAGGAACTCTGGGCTAAGCTAGCGATTATGCACAATGAATGGATAGCAAGTGGTGAGCTTACAGGACTGCCCTTGATTAATCTGAATAGCTTTTTTGTGGACATAGATTTCGATGAACCAAAACCACTAGAGTCAAGACAGTCAATGATTGAAACAAGACAAATGGAAGTTGACCTTGGAGTCTTAGATAAAAAGACAGCCCTGGAACAATTATATCCAGACTTAACAGAAGAACAAATCGAAGAGCGTCTAGTGTTAATAAAAAATGAAGAAAGTTTAAAGGTGTTCAATGGCAGAACAACAGAAAACAGTAATTCGGATTCCCAAGGGTTATGACGAATCTGTAAGACATTTAATTGGCAGGGCGATAGTTAATCGAATTATTGTACGCACAAGAGATGAGAATTTAGATAAAAATAATCGACGACTCGGTGGTTATGACAAAGACTACTCCGATGGATTGGATTTTAAAATTGCAGGTAAGTCTAGATCTGATGTTGATTTAACATTAACTGGAGAGATGTTGAATTCATTGGATGTGATTGACTCTACTGATGGAGAAATAACCATTGGCTATAAAGCAGGTGATCCTATTAACGGGAAAGTTAAAGGCAATAGACTTGGTACATATGGGCAAAATAAAAAAGTTGGACCTAAAAGAGACTTCTTGGGAATAACAAATGGTGATCTTGGTAAGATTTTAAAAAAGTTTCCAAATCAGAATGAATCCTCACTTAAAAGACAAGAGAATCTAAATAGAATTAATAATATAAAAAATTTGGCAAAGCTGCTACCAAGTTTAATGGCGCTAGGATTATCGAGAGGTGAAGATGAATCCGAGTGATGTATTAAAGGGGCAATCAAAGATGGCCAACCAAACCTTTGAGGAAATTTCAAGATCAAAGGAAATGAAAGAGCTTGCTCAGCAAATGGCGAAGCAAATAAAAAAAAGAACACGTTTGGGATACGGTGCCAACGAAGGAAAGCAAGCAAGGTTAAAAGGTCTGGATAGATCTTCCACGGTTAAACAAAGAGGAAGGTATAAAGGCAACCTGTCTAGCGAGACAAGTACAAGAAAGTCCAACCTTACGGCAACTGGAGCCTTGCTTGATGCAATTGAAGGCTCAATGCAAAGTAAAAGACTTGTGATTGAAGTAAAAAACAAAACAAGAAAGACACTCAATGGATCATTCTCACAGGTTTCTAATAAGCAAGTAGCAGGGTTCGTGCAGGAGATGAGACCTTTTTTTGATCTTACAAACTCAGAGTTGAAATTACTTGAAAGAGAACTATTTAAATTAATCAATGATTTTATAGAGAAGGGTAAGTAATAAAAAAACAATAATATGGTTGAAAAATTATTGTTTATAAAGGAGAATAGAATGAGCGATGCAAAAGATGTCATGGATCATGACGAGCACAACCCGGTGGATCACCAAGAGTCAAAGTCAAATACCGAAGATACCGTTAAGTACGAGACTTATGACAAAACACTCAAACGTTTAAAAAAGAAAGAGGCCGAGGCTAGAGACTTGGAATCTAGGTATTTTGAACTCCTAGAGGAAAAGAAACAAGTCGATCTTGATCGTAAGAAAAAAGAAGAGGCCAAGCTTGCAGAGCAAGGCGAATGGAAAAAGTTACTTGAAGCCCGAGAAAGAGAGCTGCAAGACTTTAAAGAAAAGTTTGAGAATCAACAAAGTGAAATTTTAGAAAGGGACAAAGTGTTAAATGAGGCAACCAAGCTTCAAGCTTTTATTAACAATTTACCCGGAAAGGTAGTTAAGGACGATTATTTAAGTTTCGTTGATATTGACAAAATTGCAATTGAAAACGGCAAGGTAGACTCAAAGAGTGTTGAGTTTGTTGTGAATGACTTTATGAAAAATCATCCTACTTTGTTTTCACCTTCCAAGATTACAAAACTTCCAGGGGAAGCAGCTAGGCCTTCTTCAGCAATCACTTATGAAGAATGGCGTAGGCTACCACTGAGGGAGCAAAAAAACCACCTGCAGGATATTGTAAATGCAGATAAAACTTAAATAGGAGAAAGAAATGCCAAAAACAAGTGTGAGTGATTTAGAAAATCAAGTGCAAAAATTTTGGTCCCCAATGTTTGAGCAGGAATTAAGGGAACAGACATTATTGCCTTCATTGGTTTCTAAAAAATACCAAGGAGAAATCAAACAGGGAGGAGATACTGTATATGTATCTCAAATAATTGCACCCGAAGGACAAACATTAGATATTGGAACTGACGCTGATACTTTCAGCCCGGAAAAATTAACTACTCAAAGAGTTAGTATTCAAGCAAATAAAAGGTTTGTTGCTTCTTATGAATTTGAAGATTTAGTTGATATACAATCTCAATTAGGTAGTAAAGATTCCATTATTAGAAATGCACTTCTTTTTTCTATTGAAAAGCAAATGAACAATTACCTATATAGCCTGGTTAACCCCTCAACCTCAACACCAGATCATGTTTTAAGCGGTGTTTCTGACATGAATAAATCTCAGTTAAGTGATTTAAGGGTTCTTGCTGGTCAAGCCCAATGGCTTGAAGACAACCAGTGGTATTTGCTTGCTTCGCCGTCTTTTTATGGTGACTTAATAAACGATAATAACTTATCAAACAGAGATTTCAATGGTGGCGATGCTCCAATAGTTAGAGGCAGGATGGCGTCACAAAGATTTGGATTTAATATCTTTGAAGATAACTCTAATGGCATTCTAAATTTATCACCAACAAGCACAGGAACTGATTGTGCACTGGCCTTTCACCCAGATTTTATGCATTTAGTATCAGGTGAGCCCAGGTTTAAAATTTCTGATAAACACCCTCTTAATCAATTTGGCTATGTTATTAGTGTTGATATTATTGGTGGCGCAGCCCTGGGTAACGATGGTGATAAAAAACATATTCAAATTTATAACTCATAAAAAAGAGGTAGGTAATGGCTTTAAAAGATAAAAAAATTATAGGTGCTCCATTTAGTAACGTAGGTGAAATTATAAGAGTGAAGTATGACTTCTCTGACGATGCGGGAGCAGTGGGCGATTATGATGTTCTAGAAGCGGATGGAGCTTGTATTGTTGAATATATGTATATGAAGGTTGTTACCGAGGTTGATTCTTCAGGGAATGCTTGTGTGCTTGATCTTGGAAAAGGTGATGGCGGGACAGAATATCACTCTGATCTCGCAGAAAGTTCTCTTGGTGTTGATGCCATAAACACGCCAATTGCAGAGGATAGATTTTTGGAACTTACGGATGGTGAAAAAATTGTTCTTGGAATTGAAGGAGAGGCGGCCACTGCAGGTATGTTTGAAATGGTTTTTAAAATCTACAAGAAATAGTTAAAAGAAGATAAGGGGGCAAATGTCCCCTATCTCTCTATCCGGGGGGCAATATGCCAGCTAATAATAAAACTAAATCGGGGGCAATAGTGGCGGGTGAAAATGCGCAAGTACTAGAATCTGATTACTCAGTCAGGGTGGGGGTTTGGATTCACGTTGCTACCGCAAATTGTGAAGTTATTGGAACCAATGATACCGCAGGGGTTGTTGTTAAGGTTGATGAAAAACAATTTTTTCCTTGCATAAATTTAAATAAAATACAAATTAAGAGAAGTGGTGGGTCTGACTCGGATGTCACTTACTTTGCATTTTAATATATGTTGTCAGTAGCACAGAAAATATGTCTAGGGATGTACTCAATATTAAATGAAGTTGTAGTATCTTTTATCCCTAGCTCTATATCTTCTGTTGTTCAATGGTTATTTCGAAATGACAGTTCTGGTGTGACATTTAACAGTTCACGCCCTTATGAGCTTGAGAGCTCTATTGGTAATCATGACGGAGTTCCAAGAGAAGGAGCTTGTGTAGATTTTGATGGAGTCGATGATCTTATTGACTGTGGAGATATACTTAATCCAGGAACAGGAGACTTCAGTGTTTCATGCTGGATCAAAATGCCATCCACTGTAAGTGATGGGGGTGTAGTTTCCAAATTTCACTCCAGTGACAATGAGGGTTGGTCCTTGTTTTCAAGTTCGGGTTTTGCAAGAGCAACATTTAAGTCAGGAGGGACAAGTATCAACACGGTTACCAGCGACGCTATAGATGATGGTAACTGGCACCACCTCGCAGCGACTTTTGATCGTGACGGGAACATGACCTGTTATGTTGATGGTGTAGTATCTAGCGCTGTTGATATAAGTTCACATTCAGCTGTAAACATAACTAATTCCAGAAGTTTTGAAATGGGACATTATTATAATTTCTCGAATAGGAATCTAGATGGGAAAGTGGCCGATGTTAGATATTTTAGTTCACTTTTAAACTCAGACAACATCACATATTTAAATAGCCGGGGAAGCTCGGGAAATAATCCAGGCACACCGGATGGGTGGTGGCAACTAAATGAAGAGTCAGGAGATATATGCCCAGACTCCAGTGGAAACAATTACCATGGGCTGGCGACCAATGTAACACTGACGACGTTTAGAGTTATTGATAATTTATTACCAGTTAATAATGCTAATATTGTTGGTTGGTCAGGGGTAAGGTACTTTGATGGATCCAACTCCTATATAGATTACAGCTCGGACTCTATAGATTTAAACAATACAGATTTTACTATATTTCTAAGAGCAATAGGAAGTGCATCTTTTTCTAATAACACATTATTTGATACTAGAGGGTCGGGCTCTCCGGGAGGCGCTCAAGGTGTACGCGTGATAGCATCTACTCAAACATCCCTTAAAGACGTTATAATAGAAGACGGATCAGGAAATTACATCGAATTTCAACAAGCAGGTTCTGTTCCTAGTTTTTTGGAATCGTTTAGATCTATTATGATTACGTTTGATTCATCCAGTGGAACAGGAAGATTATACGTAGACGGCTCACTGGAAGATACTGAAACAAACTCCAGTTTAATTGGAGCAAATTTCAATACAAGCAATATCTTGAGAGTGGGCGCCAGGACTTCATCAATCAATCAACACTGGGAAGGATTAATAGGAGACGTACGAGTTTACCAAGAAGATTTAAACTCTAGTGCTTCAAGTTTACACAATGATACTTACAACTCCACAACCCCTGCATTTTGGGCACAGTTTAAAGATGACAATGTCGAAGATTACTCGGGTAATAATAAACATGGATCTAATTTTAATAGCTCGTATGCTGTTATGCCAAGAAGTGAATCATCTGTAACTAACTCTATTGCGGGATCATCTCTCCATTTTTCAGGATTAGTTAAACATACTACCAAATTAAACAGTCCCTGCTTAACTTTTGACGGCATAGATGATTATGTTTCTTTTGGCGACATACCTTTCAGCAGAACAACCTTTTCAGTTTTTGCCAGTATCAAAACTAGCTCTAGCTCCTTTCAGTTTGTTGTTTCACAGTATATAACAGGGGGAAATCAACGAGCTTTTTTCTTGGCAGTTGGCTCCACAGGTTTAGTGGAAGTTTTAATAAGTAGTGATGGTCAATATAGCAATGCTTCTAAGTATTATAAAGGCACAACAGTAGTGGATGACGGAGTTTTACACACTATAGGGTTTACCTGGAACTCTGGTACTTTAAAATTATACGTTGA